CATCGAGGAGGCCCAAAGCGATGTCCCTGCATGACCACGCTGACGACTGGCACAACGTCTCCGCCCTGACCGGGCAGTGCGCGTATTGCAAGAACAAGCTCGTCGAGGGCCACGTTATGGCCGCCTGCGAGTACAGCCAGCCGTGGTTCCCGCATGGGACGCGGTGCTCAAGGTACGAGCCCGAGGATATTGACGAATGAATGCCCCAGCCCTGCGCCTTGAAGACTACTGGATGGGCAGGAATGCCACGCATCCGGAGGATATGACCCCGGAGATCGTGCGTAATGCGGGCCATTTGCTGCGCCGGGTGAACAACCTGATTGTGCTCATGCACGATATCCAGATCGAAACGCACCCGGTAACCCGCACGCCGATCTCGTCAGGATGGCGTCCGCCTGCCGTCAATGCTTCAGTCCCCGGCGCCGCGCCGCGCAGCAAGCACATGACTGGCGATGCCGTGGATATTTTCGACCCCGAGGGCGAGATCGACGGATGGTGCCTTGAGCACCTTGATTTCCTGGCCGAAGCCGGTCTATGGCTTGAACATCCAAGCGCAACCAAGGGATGGTGCCACCTGCAACAAGTTCCCCCAAGGAGTGGGAGAAGGATTTTTTACCCATGAAATCTATCTACCTTGCGCTAGTTTTGGTTAGTTTTCCGGCACTAGGCGATTCGGTTATGGCTTACTCGCAAACATCCTCCCAGGCCCAAGCCGGCGCGATTGCTGGTGCATACAGTGGCGGCAATACCATCCAAGGTGGTTCATACAAGGAACAGAAGCAAGCCCCTGCCGTATTCGCGCCATCCATCGCCCCTACCGCGCCTTGCATGGGCGGCACGTCTGCCGGCGGATCAGGTACGGGCTTCGGCCTGTCTTTCGGGACTTCGTGGACGGATGACGAATGCAACACCCGCGAAACCTCGCGACTGTTCCACAGTATGGGGATGACCGCCGACGCCTTGGCAGTCCTGTGCTCAAGCGCCTATGCATCCGCCGCGCCTTCCTGCGCCGGCAAAGAGAAGCCCTGCCACGCTGATGAAATCGTAGCCCGTAGGTTAGGGGTTGGAGTATGCAAATGAACATCACCACGAAACGCTGGCTGCGCGGCATGTCGCGCTCATGGACGGCCCACGCCGGCACCTACATCGCCATCGTCGGCTACTTACAAACCCAGGACAAGCTGATTGACCGCTATCTAGGCGCAGACGCCACCGGCATCCTCATGATGCTGTTTGGTCTGATCGTGGTGCTGCTGCGGGCGCGCACGACCGAAAGCCTGGCGGCGAAGGGGTCGAAGTGAGACTGCTTTTCGGATACCCAGGCTGGGGCTGGAAGATGTGGGGACTGGCATCGTTTCGCAGTGGGCGCATGTGGTTTATCGGGTATAGCCGGCAACTACCCAGAAGCGAGCCGTGATGTTCCCTCCCATCGTCCTGCGCTTCCTGCCCCATATCCTCGGCTCACTAGCTGCGCTTGGCGTTGCCGCCTGGGTGTACAGCAACATCTGGGATCGCGGGTATGACTCATGCAAAGCCGAATGGAGCCGCGCCACCGCCGAAGCCATGATCGCCCGCGACGCGGAACTGGACGTGGCCCGCCTGCGCGGCGAGGCGCTATCCGCCGGGCTGGCCGCGAAAGAGCGCGAACTGAACACCCTTAATAGGGAGTACCTGACCTATGCGAACTCCATCGCTGGCCATTGTCCTGACACTCTCGGCGTGCTCACCGCTGCCGCCGCAGCCGGTCAAACCCTGCCCGCAACCCCCGGCCCATCTCCTGATCCGGCCGCAACCGTTGGAGCCGCTGCGATTGCCTCCAACATCGCCACCAACTACCCCCGGTGCTGGGAGTGCATCGCCCGGCTCAACGCCCTCCTGGATTGGCATGCCGGCACAAAAGATTCTGTAACCGAGAAGAAAGAAGAAGAAAAATGACCGCATCAGATCAAACCTGGCGCCTGGAGCAGCACGTCGGCACCATCATGCAGGTGCTCATCGTTGGCTTGTTGGCATGGTCCCTCAAGACCAACGTGGAAACCACGACACAGATCGGCATCCTCCAGTCCGAGGTCCGCAACCTGCAAACCACCATCGCCCAGGGTACCAACGACCGCTATCGCGCCAGCGATGCCGCCCGCGACCTGGCATCCGTCTGGGCCGAATTGCAGCGCCACTCGGCGCGTATGGATGGCCTTGAAAACAAGCACCGCCAATAGGAGAAACACATGGCCGACAACATCGCCGCCACCGTCACCGCATCCATCGCAACCGACGACATCGGCGGGGTGCATTTTCAGCGATTCAAGCTCGCCATCGGCGCGGATGGAGTGAACGATGGCGACGTGAGCGCCGCCAACCCGTTGCCGGTGGAGATTGCATCCGGCGGTGGCTTGACCGATGCGGAACTGCGGGCAACGCCGGTTGACGTGGCCGGAACCGTGATGATTGACGACTCGACCCCTGTCGCTGTCGCCGTGGACGGCACGGTCCCCGTGTCCGTTGCCGCCACGCTCAACACCTCCGCCCAGCCTGATCTGGTGGTGGAGAAGATCGACCAGGCCAGCGCCACCGTGACCTACATCGGCCGGGCCGCTCCAGGCTCCGCGACCAGCGCCGCGAGCTGGCGCATCCAGCGCATGAGCGTTTCCGGCACGGTCACGACCATGGAATACGCGGACGGCGATCTGTCGTTCAACAACATCTGGGACAACCGCGCGTCCCTGTCCTACGCATAAGGGGTGGTGATATGAGCGGCATCGGCGAATTTCTCAAGAACGCGATTGCGACCAAGGTGGCGAGGTGGCAGACCGACGCCTCCGGCAACTCGGCCATCGGGCTGATCGGCCCTGATAACCTGTTACGCGGACTCAACATGTCTGTCGTCAACCACATCGGCACCCCCGGCCAGCGTGGTTTCGGCGTGGGCCTGTGCCCTGCCCTGCCGGCCGGCTTCGCGCCTATGGCCGGCTATGCCGACCCCTCCGGCGACAACTACGGCAACTACCTCTACACCGACGGCTCGGTGATGGTGTGGATCCCCGCCTTCTATTACCGGATCAACGACGCGCGCAACCCCACCTACGCCGGCTACACCACCAACAGCGTGGACGTGCAGCCCTACAGTGCCTTCGCCGATGTGGCCGCCGCCAACGCCGCCGGCTACGCGCTGCACCGCGCGTTCCACGACGGCGGCAACATCCAGCCCGGCTTCATGGTGGACAAGTACAAGTGCAGCAACAACAGCGGCACCGCCAGTTCCATCAAATTCGGCAACCCGCTGTCCACCCACGCCACCGACCACAACCCCATCGGCGCGCTTACCGGCGCGCCCGCCAGCAACTACGGCGGCTGTTTCGCCGCCGCCAAGACGCGTGGCGCCGCGTTTTTCCCGGCCACGGCCTTCATCCGCGCCGCCCTGGCGCTGCTGGCCCTGGCCCACGGCCAGGCCGCCACCACCAACGCCTGGTGCGCCTGGTACGACGCCGCCGGCGCCAACAACTTCCCCAAGGGCTGCAACAACAACGCCCTGAAGGATACCAACGACGCCACGGTGGTGTACCAGTCCGACGGCTACAGCAACAGCGGCAAGACCGGAAGCGCCACCAACTTCGCCAAGACCACCCACAACGGGCAAAACTGCGGTGTGGCCGATCTCAACGGCTTGATGTGGGAGGTCTCGCCAGGCGTCACCTGTGTGGCGGGCACCAAAGCCATCACGGGCGTCACCCTGTCCAACCCGGTCGATCTGCTGATCGTCGGCCACGGCTGCGCCACGGGCGAGATTGTCATGGTCACCGGCATCGTCGGCACCACGCAGCTCAACGACAAGCTCTACACGTGCACGGTGGTCGATGCGGATCACATCACGCTCAACGGCGTCGATGGCTCGGGCATGACGGCCTACACCTCCGGCGGCACACTCACCTATGGCACCTTCTACGCCCTCAACACCAGCTACGCCGCCAAGAACCTGACCGGCTCCAACACCCTGGCCACCGATCAATGGGGCACTACCGGCGTGGCGGCGCACAGCTCGGCCATCGTGCCCACCTTCCGCACTGACTACGCGCAAAATGGCTTCGACAAGCGTTTTGGCAAATCCACCAACCAGGTACTCAGCGCCGCCACTAGCGGCACCGGTTGGGCGCTCACCGGCCTGGGCCTGCCCTTGTCCACGGGCATCTCGGACGGCAACCTCGGCACCAACCTGTTCGGCAATGACTACATCTATCAATACATCAGGAATGAGCTTTGTCTGATCTCGGGCGCGGACTGGGGCAGCGGCTCGTATGCCGGGGTCTGGGCCGCGAGCTGGAACGCCGCGCGGGCGAGCTCGGTCGGTAATGTGGGCTTCCGTGCCGCCTCGTATCTCTGACGGCCCGAGCGATAGCGATGGGCCTGCATTCGGAAGCACAACTGGACCGGCGCTACATCGAGATGGTGCGGCTGCTGAACGTCTACCTCAACCACTTCCCGCGCAGCGAGAAGTACGGGCTGGCGCTGATGATCCGGCGCACGGTCTACGACGTGTATGCGCTCATCATCGAGGCGCAAAAGCGTTACCAGAAGAAAACCACGCTGACCCATCTCGATATCCGCCACGAGCAGTTTCGCATGCTCGTGCGGCTGGCTTTCGAGCTGGAGTATTTCCGCTTCAAGGATGGAACACAGGAGGAAATGGCGCCGGAGGATCTGGCGCGCAACCGGTATCTGGCCATCTCGGAGCGCATCGACGAGATCGGCCGCATGATCGGCGGCTGGATTGCCGCCGACCGTGAGAAGTGGGCAACACGGGAATCGCATTGACATGCTTTGTCTGATCTCGGGCGCGAACTGGAACAACGGCTCGAATGCCGGGGTCTGGGCCGCGAACTGGAACAACGCGCGGACGAACTCGAACGATAATGTGGGCTTCCGTGCCGACTCTACATCGCCTCGCAGCCGGCAACGGCAGGGTGGAGAAGAGGGATGCGGTTTCCGGCCTTGGGCGAAATCGTGGTGCCGCCCGCTTTCTGGTAGCCGGGTCCACCCGGTCGAACGTCAGCGGGCGGATTTATCATGAAGCGCCACGGCAACCTGTTCGACCGGGCCTTTACCCCGGAAAACCTCTACCAGGGCTACCTGGACGCCGCCCGGCACAAGCGCGGCAGCCGCAGTTGCTACCAGTTCGAGCGCCGGCTGGGCGCCCAGTTGGCGGACCTGCATGCCACGCTCCAGGACGGCAGCTACCGCCCCAAACCCTACAACACCTTCATGGTGCACGAACCCAAGCCGCGCCTGATCTGCGCCCCGGCGTTCCGTGACCGGGTGGTCCAGCACGCGATCTATCGCGTGATCCAGCCCATCTTCGACGCCACCTTCGTGGCGGAATCCTTCGCCTGCCGGCCGGGCAAGGGCACCCATGCGGCGGCGGACCGCGTCCAGGCCGCCCTGGCCGCCGTGCCACGGGACAGCTACACGCTGCAGCTCGATATCCGCAAGTTCTATTACCGCATCGACCGCGCCATCCTGCGCCGCCTGGTGGAGCGCAAGATCAAGGACCATCGCCTGGTGGAGGTGATGATGCTGTTCGCCAACCCGGGTGAGCCCCTGGGTGTGCCCATCGGCAACCTGTTGAGCCAGCTGTACGCGCTGATCTACCTCAACCCGCTGGATCACTACATCAAGCGGGAACTGGGCGTGCGCCACTACGCCCGCTACGTGGACGACTTCCTGATCCTCGGCCTGACGCGCGAACAAGCCGCGATGTATCGCGCCCGCATCATCGCCTTCCTGGCCGAACGCCTGGGCCTGGAACTCTCGAAAAGCACGATCGCGCCGGTGCGGCGCGGCGTCAACTCCGTCGGCTACCGCACCTGGACCAGCCGCCGTTTCGTGCGCAAGCACGCCCTATCCACCTTCGGCCGCGCCGCCCGGCGCGGCCGCCTCGCCGCCGTGGTCTCCAGCCTCGGCCACGCCCGCCGCACCGCGTCGCGGCGGCACATGATCCACCACATCAAGGAGCACCATCATGCCCTCTATCGTCAGCTACCAGAAAGCGTCCGACGCCACCACCACCTACCAGCTCGCCCTGCCTGACGGCGCCACCGAGCTGTGCACGATCAACGGCACGACCTATGTCGCCCTGCCCGACGGCGCCAAGCTGCCCGACCAGCCCAAGCAGATCGCCGCCAGCGTCAAGCCGGTGGTGATGGATGCGGCGCTCAAGGAAGCCATCAAGGCCGCCAGCCCCCACTGCCAACTGATCAGCGAGCGCATGCAAGAGAAGATACGCGCCAAGTACCCGCTGGAGGACGAGCTGGCCTATGCGCGCATCGGCATCGGCGCCGCCCACAAGCTCTACGCGCCAACCCAGGAGGAGTTCGCCAACATCGCCGCGTTCGGTGTCTTTGTCGAGGGCGTGCGGCAGTGGGGGCGCGACGAGCGCGCCAAGCTTGGGTTGTAAGGCTCCATGCTCCTCCTAACCACCCCCACCCCATCCGTCATCCCCTGCGGCGGCGTCCCGCTCCTGCTGTCACCGCTCCCATGCTACTGACCCCCAAGCGCATCGCCTCCCGCCCC